ATTCTTTGCTACCTTTTAACTCTTGAACCTCATAGATTAACCCTTGCAGCTTTTCTCTCTTAGCCAAAAGACTAGGTTTACTTTGCTTGCCACGAAGAAGACGGATCCCACGGCGCAAGCCAGTTATAGCATTCTTGGTAGCTTCACCAAAATTATACGCAGATCTAGCGTCTGTACTGTAAACACTCTCACCCGTGTACTGAGGAATTGATTGAAGCTCTTTGTCTACTTTCTTCAACAAAGAAGCGGCTCTGCTATTTGATCCTTTGGGCATGACGTACCTTTCACCAAAAAAAATCTATCTAAACCTTTGCGTACCTTTTTAGCCTATAACTCGGGTTTGGGACTACTGACAATCACGCTAGTGCAGTTTTTTAACCCCACCCCCTGCTAGGACAGATCAATTGTTACGCTAATATCCCCAGCAATTTGCACTTGCGAACGATCTATCGGCTTGAACCCAGCCCGATCTAACAGATCCTTGGATGCTTCCAGCTGCACATACTCGCTCTTAGCTCCACTGGAAAGCTCCGCTACCCTACCTAGCGCTCTGACAGCGTGAATCCCAAATGCATCTGCTGTTGCTTGCATAAGATACTGTTGCACATGCGGAGTTTTCATAGCTTTGTATGCAGAGGCTCGTCCGCTGTTCCCCGCTGCGTACCCAGCCTCATGTGCAGCTTTTGCTACATTGCCACCGTTTGCTACAAACGCATCCACTAGCGCTCGTTGCCTTTCTGTTAGATCACGCTTTGCAATACTACTCATATCAACCTCTTAATTGCTTGCACAGTCTGCGTTTTGCATCCTATCATCAACCCCCCTCTCCCTCTCTCCCCCCATTCATAGCATCGTCTGTAATACCCTTGTCAACGCACAAAACGCATACGTGCAGTCTGTCACGCTACAAGTGCTTGAGCATACTACAAAGGTTCAAAGCTGCTGCGTTTAAGTTCTGCCTCGCTCCGGTGCCGTCTTAGATCATAGCGCTCTGCGGCTCCTAGGTTATCTGGCTGCGGCCACCTCGCACGTCTTTGTTCATTGCATCGGGCCAAAGACCATTCGCAAGCAGTTTCCTCTTGCTGTTCATAGCTGTGTGATTGTGGCTGCTGGCAGTGTGCAGTTCGACCTTCTCCTTGTGGGGAAACAACTTGCGAATAGCAACCTGATCTGGGGATCAGGCTTTGGCACCGTGCATGAAGTCGTCGTTGCGAGGGTGGTCCTCGCGACAGATAACAAGGAGCCTAGAGCTATGACTAAGAAGACACCTACACTCGTTGAACTTAAACTTGCAGTTTTGAATTACTATCAAGCTACACAGGACGTTGTGCCTAACGAGCAATTCGTTGCTGCTATCGCAGGTGACGAATGTTACACATCGCACAACTCGCTGATGTACAAGAAACGACAGCTTGCAGACAAGTTAGCTGACTATGAGACAGCAGTCGAAGAAGGCAAGACGATCAAAGCGGATGCGATTACCCGCGTAATCGACAACATGGAAGTCGAACTAACGTTGTTAGACGAACGTCATCAAGCAGATCTATCCGTGTACGAGCAGGTCACTGGCACACAGTGGGAACCGATGGCTAAGAAACGCGCACCAGCGAAGCTATCAGATGATCGCATGAAAGCACTCAGAGCAAAGGTGGCGTAAGCCACCCCCGCAAGGGGCAGCACCGTCTGCCCTTTCTTGCACCCTCCCGCGCAGCGGGGGTCACGATTCGTGTAGGCTTGTGCGCTGCGGATCTAACTTACAATCATGGAGTAATCGAATGAATCATTTCGACACGCAACTAATCTTAACTTTGCGTACACTTATCTCTGATGAGATCGACAAGCGTACCAAGATAATCGAAGAAGATGAAACACAATTCAGCATTTGGGATCATAAGTCTGACATTGAAGACATCATCAATGACTACATTACACGAGTTATAGGCTAAAAAGGTACGCAAAAACTCAAACGTAACTGTAACTATAGAGGCATAACATGGAAAACTTTTTCTACGAACGCGCAACATCCAAACAACTTTGGAAACTAAATGATCTGGCTGCTACTCGCTGCCAGCTTGTAACTCAAATTGTTGCTGGTGGTGGCGAAAGCCACCTCGGATCAATGAAAGCAACTATCAATATACCTATGCCTCTCACCAAAGAGCAGGTTAGCACATTCATTCAGCAAGAGATGAAGACAATTACTTTGCTGCAAGAAATGAAAGATTTATTGGAGGCCGACTGATGATTAAACCTCTTAACTTGTTTCACACCCCAGAAGATTGGGATGAACTGATGGCATGGATTCATCAACACAACAATCAAGACAAGGCGCACCTAACTGCGGCTGCTGCTATGGCTTGGAACTTATCGGCAAAGATTGTCGAAGATTACTTGGAGACTAAAGACAATGGCTGACTTTGAAGTAAGCGCATCAAATATCGTTATCAATCAAGCTGCATACCCAATGTATACACACCAACAATTAGTTGAATGGTGTGGATTCTTACCTCATTGGGTTATGGAGTTTAACATTTTGGGTCGTGCAGGTGATGACAGCCTAATCGATTGGATGAATGACCGCTATGGCTTTGGCGATCAGCGCAATCGTGCAATGGATGGAACCATAGATGACAAAGGAACCTATCGTTATCCTAACGATCCAGATCTAGAGTTCATTGCCCGAATCGAAACCAGACTTGGATATTGCTACATCTATCCATACGGAATCATTGCTATTCCAGATGGCAAAGACAAACCACACCTAGTAACAAGGATGGACTAATGACAAAACCTAGTTTTACACGCCGTGATTTTGTATTCATTGCAGATGAGATTGCACCAATGATGCATTGGCCTACGCATATCAATGAGCTTGCGGATAAACTGCAAGCTACGAATCCTAAATTCAATCGTGAAAGATTTATTGAACGTGCAACCAAAGCATGGGAAGCTAACTATCAGGCACACTTGGGAGACATCGATGATGAAATACCTAACTGAAATTATCCATTGTCCAGAATGCCTGGGCGATGGCACTCTAACATTCGAACGACCTGAACCTTGGGTCAATCGTGATCTACCTCCAAGCCTTGAGGAGTACAAAGATACATGCTGGAACTGCGGTGGCAGCGGTGAAGTTGAGGCTATGGAGTTTGATGAACCAGATCTATCGGAGGCAATCTAATGGGATACACACATCAAGGAATCGGCTATCAATCTACTGACACCAGTAAGTTTGCAGCCAAGTCAAACACTGAACTAAAGATCTCAATACGCGATCAAGTCTTGCAGCTACTAACCAACAGCGGTGTTGCCATGTCAGCCGAAGCTGTGTCCGAAGCGTTAGGCCGACCACAAGTATCAGTGCAACCACGATTAACTGAATTGAAAAACGCTGGCTTGATCGAAGACAGTGGCAATCGTCGCCAAACTAAGTGGGGTAAGCCCTCGATTATGTGGCAAATTAAGACTGACGCTTGACATAAAAGCTGCGTATGTGCATATGCTGCGGCATGATACAGAGTTATTGGGATCAGATTCTAGAGAAGCATCGCTATGTTGATCTACCTTTGCACAAGGTATTTATCTTGGCAAAGATACCAACATCTACTTACTATCGCACGGTCAATGGCAAGACAGAATTGACCTTGGAAACTGCGAAGAAAGTATATCAAACACTAGATAGATTATCTAAGCGATGGCCTACTGGTCTGGTCGAACCAAAGAAAATCAATGCCGCAGTTCCAAAACTACACAAAAGCAACCGAGGTAACTGATACCTACGTCGAGTTGATCGATGCTTTAGTTGCAAGAAGGCATAAGCTTGGTCTATCGCAAGAGAGATTGGCTTTGGAAATAGGCTGTACCATTTCATTAATTCACAAATGGGAACAGTATAAACGTGTGCCATCTGGCTTCATGTTGACATGCTGGCTGGATGCACTTGGCGTTAAGATCAAAGTCTGCTCGTACTCGGATTGATTCGGGATCTACAATCTGTGATTCATGTGGTGATACCACTCAGTATTTCGTTGCGATCATGGCATCAATGAAACCCGCACGTTACCATATGGTGTGCATGAACTGCTACGAGGATGGCTCATGGGAAACAAGAATAAGCAGAAAGGAAGTTACCACGAACGATGGTTCGTCAAGTGGCTCGAAGACCAAGGGATCGAAGCAAAGAAAGTCCCACTCTCAGGATCCCTCGGAGGAGAATACTCAGGAGACATCCACCTCCCCTCACTGGTCGGACGAAATGTGGTAGTTGAAGTAAAGTATCGTACAACATCTAGTTTCCCCAATGCTTTCAAAGTCTTAGAAGGTAGAGACATGGCTTTGTTCAAAAGAAAAACTGGTCAGGATAAAGTCTGTGTGATATTATCGGAGGCACTATTCAAAGAGATGATCGAGCAAATGAAATAAAAAAGCCCCGCCAAGGGAGAGTAGGCGGGGCATCCAGTGAGGCAATATATAACAAGGAGTACATGGGCCGTGCTATATGCTGAGATACTACTACGAGAGGTAGTACAATGGCAAGTACCAAACAGTCATGCAAAGTTGATTATGCTACTCATAGCGGATCATACGGACTCATACGGTATAGCTTATCCAACCATCCAAAGGCTGTGTGAATTGTCTGGACTCAGTAAGAGTTCAGTCATTCGTGCTGTAAATTACTGTGTCAAACACGGTTACTTAACCAAGATCGCAGGTCGCACTGGTGTTTCTACGATCTATCAAGTCAACTGTCTAAAAGAGGAGGGTGTCAGTGTGACACACCAAGATAATAATAATGTAACTAAGTTAAATATATCTAATACTACTTGGGGTGTCAGTGAGACACCTACTTTCGATGAGTTCTGGCAGATCTACCCACGCAAGATTGCTAAAGGTCATGCTCGTTTGGCATTCGCTAGAGCATTGAAGAAAGCTGATGCAGATACAATCATTCAGGCTGCTTCTAAGTTTGCTCAATCTGTTGAGTACAAAGAGAAGCAATACATTCCCCACCCGACAACATGGCTGAACGGTGAGCGTTGGGATGATGACATCGATGATGTGTCTGGTCGCTCCAATACTGACCGACTGAATGACATCATAGACTTTGACAAGTATCTATTGGAGGCAAAGAAATGAATTACGAGGATCGCACTCGCAAGGTTGGTAGTTGGCTGCAAGATGTATTGCGTAGGTATACCCCGCCTACTGGTCTTGATAACGAAACACTGAAGAAAGAGATGGTGCTGATTGTTCAGGATGTAAACAAAAACATTCCATCTCAGTATGAAGATG